TTCGTCGCACCCACTTTCCTTTTCTTCGATGAGTCGCTTTCTGGTGCCCATCCGGGCACCCGTTTGCAACATCAAAGTCCTGGATAGCGTCTTCCCCGGACACGGTGTCCGAGTCAGATGTACGTGCGTTAACCATCCAACCACCCAAAGGAGCTTTAATCCCCTGAGCAGAGAATAGTGCTACACGTAGCGTACCCTCAATGTCTTCCATCTCGTACTGCTCTGGCACGAAGACCCACCTTGTATAGGTGAAGCCTTCGTAACCAAGAGGCACCCCACGCGAGTTAGGTTTCCAATCCGACACAAAGTCGTATTGGTTACCATCACCCGCGTGAGGGGCCACGGACGGGCAGGCTTCTTCGAAAGAAGCTACCAGTCCACCGTCTCCGTATCCTTCTGGGATCCTGCATCGCTGCAGATCGTAGGGGAGTTGAGAGACACAGTACTGCCAGAGCGCGTGAAACCGACTGTCGCATCCAAAGCCATTCCGGCTACGGAAACTAAGACGGCGCACACGATTAGCAAATTTAACGAGTTCCATGCTTTCAAGCAGTGGTTCCTTTAAATAGAGAGGTTGACAATCACGACCATTGAAGTAGTCCTTACCGCAGCTTTCCCGAAGCGGGCCCGTCCCGAAACTCTTTGCAGAGTTAGGTTCGAACCCGAACAGGGTCAGCAAACGGAGGAACGTGTCAAACGCCTGCGAGGGGACAATTACGTCGTCCCCATAGACGCTGACCAGGTCGTAACCGACGTCGGACATCTTACACGCCAGAGTCGCGAGACTCCAGAATATAAGTGTCTGCAACGGAAAGGTGAACCCGTTCCCCATACTGGAGAACGAATGGTAAACCCCTTCCCGTCCGTCGAGGGTGTATCGATGACTTCGGAGCGCGTTCATGACCTCAAACCAGTCGCCCGGTAGCAAAAGCTCCGGTACGGCACGGCATATCAGTCCTGACGCGCTCGTCATGTCAACGGTACAACAGCTCCCATCGAGGGAGCCGCGGTACGCAAGCCGCTGATTCCGGGTTTGATCCCGGATATCAACGTTGAAGCGCTTAAGACGTTCCTGCATGACGCCACCAGGTCCGAACTGCATAAATTGATTCATGCAGGGTTCCATGGCGATCGTCCGGTCCGTCTTAGCATTCTTCAAGACGAAGGTTACC